TATTGCCTTTGGTTAAGAAAGCGCGACGGCTTATCGGTTGTATTGCCGAAGCTGCCGTGTACGTTACGCTCCATTTGCGGGCGCACCGGTGCGCGTTCAAACGGAATAGCGTTTCGGTTTTCCGTACCCGTGCGTCCTTCTACGGTTCTGACGCGTGCGTGTGTCGGTGCTGCCATACTCATAGCAGCGAGGGCCAACAATCCCAGAACTCCTTTTTTCATTTATTGCGTGTTTTTGGTTGCGTATTCCGTGTCGATAAAAGACTGGCTGCTGTGCCAGCCCCAGAATAAAAAGTATATGTTCACGTATTTCGTAAAGTGCCCGCCGCCCCAGTTTACCTTCGACGCCCTGTACCCGAAAGCTAATAACGAAGGGTAGTACTCTATTGACGCCACTCTTTTCGAATTGGTTCGTATCATGTTTTTGGTTAAGCGGTTGGTAATAAATTAGGCGCTGGCGGTGCGGGTAGTTGCTTAGTCGATACGTAGTCCGCCAGGTCGTCGCGTAGTTCTTTCTCGACGCCGACTAATATTTCCGGTTCGGTCTTCGTACTTAGCCACTCGCCGAAATACAGTTTCGCTTTGTAGTCGATAGGGTCCGGCTCCATAGCCTTAACGTCCATCGCGGTAAAGTGGAAGAACGGTTCAACCTTCATTAGCTTTTGCATAATCGCCAGCTTCACCGGGTCGCTGCTATACTTCGCGTCGAGGTATTCCAGATACAAGTCGTCCAAAGCCGATACGGGTGCTTTCTTCGCCTTCGCGTCGCTGTATTTCGTCCAAATAATATCCGCGCTTTCCAGCATATACCTTTTGCCGTAATTCACCGACGCGCCGGGATAGTTAGGCGCTATTTGCGCCCGGATAGCCATATCAAGTATAAATTTGTGACGCTTTTCCGCCGCTTCGCTGACCACGAACAGGCGGTCCGCCTGTGGCTTCACTTCGTCCATTACTTCGGTAGCGGTCTTCGTTTCGCCTTTAGCGTTAGCCGACATTCCGGACGTTTGCACCTTCGACGTAGCGCCCCACGCCGTGAAGTTGGCGAGGTTTTCGAGGTCTTTAAGGTCAGCACCGGACATTTCCCAGTAGTCCTTCGACGGCGCGACGTAGCCCGCCACGTTCGGCGTAATAACCGGGTCTTCTTTGGTCGACGGGTGGCGTAATATTTTTACGTCCGATACTTTAGTCATTGGCGACCTACCGGATCCGCCGCAGACTTTACAGTTTTCGCCGTTCTTCATACCGATTCCGCCGCACGCTTTACAGTCGTCCGCGTATTCCCAGTATTTCGGAAAGCCGTGAAGAAAGTCGTGGGTCATTTTGATCGACCCTTTTATTAAGAAGCTGTTCGCTATTTCGATAATGTCGTTAAAGAAGGAAACCATAAGCCCGTCGGTAGACGGGTGCGGTATGTCGCCGCATAGCATAGCCGGCACTTCGCGGAATATGTTAGGGAAGGAAAGCGAATAAAGAATATACGCTTCGTTTTGCTCCCATTTAACCAGGTAGTCGTAGGCGTCGTCGATAACGCGGTAAACGACCGCCGATTCGTCGAGGCCGTTCGCTTTGAGTTGTGCGGGCGTCAGCTGATTAAATACGACGTATTCGAGGCCGGTCCCTTTCGGTTTATAATCGTATACCGTGTCGATACTTTTGTACGTCGGAACGGTGTACGGCCTGCCTTCCGCTTTGGCCTTCAGCGCTTCGGGTTTGGGTAGTACTTCGACCAGTATAAAGCCGTTCGGGTCGTCCAGAAAGTGAGGCTTCCAAAACTGTTCGACCCAGCGCTTCACCGAATAGCCGTTCGATATATCGGCGGCGAATGATCGCGCCCGCTTGTCCGCATCGCCGGACAGGTTGTAATATACCGAACCGCCCTTCGCGGTGAATACCTTGTCGATAGGGCGGCTTAACCGGGCGAACAGGTCTTTGTTCGTGTTCGCGTATTTAGTTCGTAACGTGTGCAGCGCGTTATCTTCCCAGCCTTCTATAATTGGAAGCTGCCCTTTCTTATTGTCGCCGCGAATGTGGCCGCGAAGCAGTTTAGCGTCGGTCTGCGCTGCGGTCACTAATACTTTGTTTGGTCTATCGCGTATAATATTCGCGATTTCCTGTTTGCTTAAAATCATTTTGCTGGCCGTTACTTATACGGCAAAGCGTTTAATTTTTCGCGGGTCGTTTTATCGGTTCACATACTTACTTTCCGAAAAATATGCGGGTACTTATTGAAAAATTCCGGCGCGTAAGATCGTTCGCCCTGACAATCCTCGACTTTAAATTGCCAGTATATAGCGCCCCACCTTTCAAGCCGTATAGTCGTACCGACCGGAAAATCTTTATTGCCTGGAAAGTCGGCTATGACCTGATAGGCCGGCCTTAGTTTTTCGTTATAATCTTCTCTGTCTTTCGGTTGTAACATTCTTTTCGTTTTACCCCCTTCCACCTGCCGTGCTGCCGGTTCGTGCCGACTGCTTTTGATCTAACACGACGTAACGAAGCGGGTCGATTAAATGGTTAAAGTCGTCTATCGGTTCATTCGTATAGTTCCCGTTTTTATCCTGGTCGTATACATAGCTTAATATTTCGGTCCATAGGTCGCCGCTTTCTTCCACGGCGAAAAGTTCCATTCCGTCCAGCAGGTCCAGCCCATACGTTACGCTATCCGGCCCTTTCCTAGCCGATACGACGTTAAAGCCGCGCGCCAGTTGCGGGTACGTTTCGAATTCACTCGCCGCCAGGTCTTCACCTTTGTAGCCGTTCTTCAGCCGGTGTATCGCTTTCGGGTCGGCACTGTCGGCGACTATGCGGTCCGACGGTCCGAACTTCAGGCGGCAGTACAGCTTTGCGATATCGAGCGTATTCATAGGCTCGTAATTCAGCTGTCTAACGTAACACCGGTTTTTGTCGATCTTCACGCCGACCAGTCCCGCCGGTGAAGCGGTACCGAAGTCCTGGCCGAATATTTCGCGGTGCGGTAACTTCAGGTAATCGGCTAACTTTATCGGCTTAACCTTTTTAAGTATCTGACCTTTTCGTCCTGTACTCGCCAGCCCCAGTATAGCCGTTTTGTAATAAAACGGGTTATATAAGTGATTCGCCGGATCGCCGTACCCGCGGTATTTGTCGACTATGTGCTTCGGCAAGTACGGGTTCATTGTGTAGTCGGTCTGAATACACAAAAAACCGGGCAGCGTCTTCGGCTCCAAACGAAAAAACCCGTCGCCTTCCGCTATTGTGTTGAAATAGCGCTTGACGATCCAGTGGCCTACGTCTGGCGTGTTTAAGACTATAATTATCAAAGAACCTTCTTTCCGTATACTGTCCGCGAACGTGTTGAACTTATCTTCGTCGCGTATGTCTTCCGCTTCTTCGACGACGGCGATATCTACGTTACTTATCGACTTCAGGTTCGCGGTCTTTGCGCCGCTACTCGCCCGGAAGCCTTTCGTAAATACCAACATTTCGTCCGTGTCGCGGTCCTTTATTCCGATTCCCAGCCTTTCGAACTTGCCTTCGAGTGCGCCGTTACGGTTCGCCGTATCGTATCGAAGCAGCACTTCGTTAAGTATGGATTCGCGTATCGTTTCCTTTTCGTCCCGCAGGACGGCGCAACGCTTACGGCGAATAGTAGCCGAAAAGGCTACAAACTTCGATACTTCATACGTCTTCATTCCGCCCCGGCCACCGATACAAATAACGATATTCGTGTCCGCTGGTAATTGATAAAGAACTTTGAACGGATCCGCCGCCCTTACACGTACTGCCATTATTCGAATATTACTTCGTCGTCTGTTAACTGCATTTTCGTAAGTATCTTTTCCGGCGCGTTATACCCCAGCACTTTACAAAGGCTATCGAGCGCGGCGCGCTTATCCGTTAATTTTACTTTCTTTGTCAAAGTGATAACTTTATCCTCTACGTCGAAGCCCGATATCTTAGCAGCCGCCGCGTCGCTTAGTTCGTTTATCGCTTTAAGATTTCCATTTTCGTCGTACATTTCGCGCGCGTCGCCGAATGCCAGTTTCGCGTATTCGGCTATTATCATTTCGCGACTTATTTCGGACTTCTTCGCGTCTTTGTTTTTTAGCTTTTCGATAGCTTCCTGAACTCTAACATTCGCTAACAGTCTCGGTCCCTGAACGTGTACCGTCTTTTTTGAATAGCCGGAACGGATAGCCGCCTGCGTGGCGTTATAGTCGATCAGGTATTCCCTGACGAACTTTTGCTGCTTATCGTTCAATTTTGCCATATACACAAAAGTAATTAAAATAATTACTTAAACGCCAAATTTATTTTTATCCAATTCCGCCACCCTTCGACGGATATCTTCTTTCATACTTTCGCAGTGTTCCGTAAATTTCCGCATTTCTACCCAGTGCCGCCAAAAGTCGTAGGCTAAAAAACACAAAATGACAAAGCATATATTTATTAATTCGACAAGCGCCACGGTTTTCAATAGTTCCATTTCGCTAACTGTTTAAGTGTTTATGAATACGTGCTTTTACTGCTTCCATTAGTGCGTCCTGGCCTTTTTCCTTTCGGATAAGCGCCGCTGCGACGTCCTGGTCCATCGACTTGACGCAAATAAGCCGGTGAACGATAACGGGCCGGGTCTGGCCTTGCCGGTGCAGGCGTTTGTTCGCCTGTTGGTAGAGTTCCAGCGACCAGTTAAGACCGAACCAAACGACTATATTTCCGCCGTGCTGCAGGTTCAGGCCGTGGCCGGCGCTTGCCGGGTGCGCCACCATTAGCGGGATTTCGCCGCGGTTCCACGCTGTAATCTGCTGGTCGGTCTTCAGTTCGACCGCGTGCTTAAAGCGTGCCTTTATCCGGTCTAAGTCGTGCTTATAGCTGTAAAACACTAAGACCGGCTGGCTGTTCGCGTCGTCGATTATTTCCGCTAGTTCGTTAAGTTTCAGGTCGTGGATCTTGTGTACTTCCTTTTGATCGTCGTAGACCGCCCCGTTACCGAACTGAAGCAGCTTATTCGTCAAAGCCGCAGCGTTTACGGCGTTTATCGTTCCGGCTTCCGCCAGTTTAAGAACCTGATCGCGCTCGAATTTATCGTAAGCCTTTTGTAAGTCTGCCGGGAACTGGATTTCGACGTCCCGTTCGATCAGTTCCGGAAGTTCCAGGTAATCTTCCGACTTCATACTGATTACGATATCTGAAATCTTGTCGTAAATTTCCTGCTGATAAATGTCTTCGCCCAAAATATCGCGGTCGGCGTCCTTCTTCCCTTTCAGTTCGTATTCGTAAACGATATGCCCGTTTTGCTTCTTCGGTATAAAATACTTTTGACGGTAGCCGGTTATCGTTTTGCCCAGTCGTTCGCCTTTGTCTAACATATACATTTGGGGCCAAAGGTCTAAAAGCCCATTCGGTGACGGCGTACCGGTCAGGATAACGACCCGCTTCATAAAGGGCCGTATAATACGAAACGCCTTAAAGCGCTGCGCCTTGCTGCTTTTGAAGCTGGACGATTCGTCGACCACGCACATATCGAACGGGCCGCCGCCTTCGCACTGCGCGACCAGCCAGACAAGGTTTTCGCGGTTTATTATGTAGATATCGGCGTCCGCCCGAAGGGCTTCTTTGCGCTTCTTTTCGGCACCCAGTATCGACGAAAACCGTAAGCCTTTCAGGTGGTCCCATTTTTCGGCTTCCTGCCGCCAGACGCTTTCGGCTACGCGCTTCGGCGCTACGATCAGTATTTTCTTAATGCCGGTCGTCTTCAGCAGTTCGACGATAGCCGTTAAGGTACTGACGGTCTTACCCAACCCCATATCGAGAAAAAGCCCGGCGTATTCGTGTCGCAGAATATGTTCCGTCGCGAAGCCTTGGTATTTGTAGGGTTTGTATATCATTCGAATTCGGTTCTAAGCACTAATTCAATAGTTTCTTTAACGCTGACGACGTAAACCTTAACCCCTAAATAGTCTAATTTTTCAATAACCGATCTCTGTCTTTCAGATAATTTGCCGCCCGGCGCTTTGTGTTCTACGAAGAACATACCGCCGTCCGGTTTAATACAAATACGATCCGGCACCCCGGTAAACCCCGGACTAACGAACTTCAGGTATAAACCGCCGCGGGCTTCGACCTGCTTTTTCGCGTACCGTTCCAGCGACGCTTCGGACGGTTTTTGCAAACGTTCCACGGCGCCGCAGTTCATTTTCGGCGCTTTCTTTTTAGCGAAAATTATATCCGGCGTTCCGGTGCCGGTTCGCGGCGTTTCGTTCGATTTAGCTTTTGCCATATTTTTACGTTTTTGGTGTTGTTGCCGTGTTGCCGTGTTGCCGTGTTTTCTTAGGAAGTATATAACCTAGCCGCAAGCATAGTATTTGTATCAGCGGCTACATATATACTACATAGTAATATTCGTGTTAACAGTGGCAACATTAATATAACCGTGTAATTATCAAATTTTTAAGTGTTTCCACGAATTGTTGCCGCGTTTTTGCCTGTGGCAACATTTTTTCCGACTTGTTGCCGCTCGTATTTTCGCTGAATACCATAGTTTTTGAACCGTCCTTTACCGGTTTCGGCCCACTGTTCAGACCCCCTTAATATATTATGGATAGGCTTCGTATTGTTGTTTGTCATGTCCTTCGCCGTTCCGTGGAACAATTCGCAGTATATTTCCGCGACGCACACCTTATCCCGCTGAACGGTGCCGCTGGCATTAAGATCGTCGTCCTGCAGAAACGCCCTTCGTTCGTAAATACCCATTTCGTCCCAGTTGGCCGGCAGTAAGGTATTAAGATAGTTTTCTATTGCTCCTGCCCGGTCGTCCGTTTCGGTGTGTTGGCCTTGTGCTTCTTTGGCCAGTTCTTCCAGTTCCGGCGGCAGGTACAGCGTTTCGCCTTCACGGTAAAGGTGTACGGCTTCGGCCCATATCTGGCGAATATCTTCTTCGCTTATAGCGCTGACGTCCTTAACGGCAGCGTCCTTATTCGTCTGTAAAGGCCAGAAACGGCGGTTTCCGGTCGGGTCGCGAAGGAAGTCGTAATCGTTCGTCGAACCGAAAAAAACGCACTGCCGGGGCTTTATTACGGTGTTACGGCCATACGCCGGACGAAAGGCGTCTTCCTGCTTGCTTATAAATAACTTGACGATCTCGAATTCGGCCTTGCGCAGCCCCGCCAGTTCGGCCAGTTCGATAAGCCAAAAGCCTTGTATCTGTTCGAACGCTTCCTTACCGTGCAGCGTCGTAAGTGTGTCGCTGAACCACGCGCCGCCCAGCTTCTTAATTAACCGGCTTTTGCCGATACCCTGCTGACCGACCAGTGTAAGCACGTAGTCGAACTTACAACCCGGCTCGAAGACACGGGCCACGGCAGCGACCAACGCCTTACGGGACACGGTGCGGCTGTATTCGGTGTCGTCGGTACCTAAATAATCGATAAACAAAGTATCGATACGTTCTTCGCCGTCCCATTTCAGGCCGGTAAGGTATTCGCGTACCGGGTGGAAGCTGTTGCGGTAGAATTCGTTTTCTAGTGCGTCGCGGACGTTCTGCCGGTTCGATATACCGTACACTTTTTCGAGGTAGGCGAAAAGAAACGATTCGTCGACGTCGCGGTGTACGCGCCCGCCGGGTGTAGCCGGTTCCCAGGGTAGCTTACCGAAGATCGTCTTCCGGCCCGAAAAATCGTTATAGCGGAAGCGCTTCTTAAGGTTCGGGTCGTTTTCCAGTATTATTTCGACGTTTTCGATAGTCGACTTCAGATCGCCCGACTTCGAATCGGCGGCCAGCGTCTTAAGCCAGTCTTCCTTCGGCGCTTCCACGGGTGCGCCTTCGCTGTCTTCGGCATCCGCGAAGTCGATCTTCGCTTCGGCCAGTTTTTCAGCGCCTATCTGTTGACGCACGTCCGGCAGTGCTGCGGCGAAATCCAGCATAGCCTTAAACGACGGTAGTTTCGTAGTGGCCGTTTTCGGGTCGGCGTCTTCGTCCTGCAGTCCGAATTTATGAATG